CATAACGACGTTTGCGCCCCTGACCATCAAAGTCTTCTAGAAAGCGGATATAAAAAGCAAAAGCTCAGAGCACATTCAGACTTTTACTGGAATACAGCAACGAATGAATGGGCACTGAGCTTTCTAAACACGCACGATATTATGTGCGAGTCTAAAGGTAAAAATCTTGCTAGTTTTGCTCTTTACGAGCAAGCTAAGAAACTTACTTTGCTTTAGGCGCTTTTGGAGCACGTGGCTTTTTAACAGCCGGTGCTTTCTTAGCCGCAGGTGCTTTTTTAGCTCTAGGCGCTTTTGCCGGAACTGCCACTGCACCTGCGCCTTCTACGGCTACAACTGGAGCAACTTCAGCAACTGGTGCTGGAGCAACTTCAACTGGTGCTTCTACCTTGTAAGGTACTTCTGGCTGAGCTTCTGCTTTAGGCTTAATGCCAAATAGTTTTTTAATGTGTTGTAACATGGTTATGTCTCCTGGTGTGTTATTTATAGCTAAATATCATTATGTACAACTTTATTAAGCATATCACGCTAAACGAGGGTAAAACTCCCAAAACTTTAACTCAAACAAAGTTGCCGTATGCCCGCGATGAGTTAGAGCCTAGTATCAGTGAAGATACTATAGATTATCATTACGGCAAATTGTACAAGGCCTACGTTACCCGTTTCAATAACGGAGAGGGCGATGCTGACTTTAACGAAGCAGGTGCATTTTTACACGATTTGCTGTTTACACAATACCAAACACCTAACGGTTCTAACAAACCAACAGGGCCAGCTGGTGAGTTTATTGACAAACATTTCAAAACATTTGATAACTTTAAGGACAAATTTCTTAAAGAAGCCATGTCAGTACAGGGCAGTGGATGGGTTTACTTGTCGCACAGAGGCGAAATTAAAACAATCGAAAATCACGAAATCCGTATGGACATTGTACTCATCATTGACTGGTGGGAACACGCCTGGGCGTTAGATTACCAAGCTGATAAGAAAGGCTATCTAGCCAATCAATGGAAGATTATTGATTGGAATGTAATTAGTGCTAGAATTGGTCTAGCGTCTTAAGACTACTTACGGGCATATCCCATACTCTCCGGGATTCGACGCCCTTCATTTGTGCAAACTTCTTAGCATCGCAATTGCCACACACGTGGTAATAGTTGTTGCTGATCCTATTAGGATCCATATTACCCTTGTCACGGGTAAACACTTCCTGACACGCATCACATCTAAAGACTAATACTCGTTTGTTCCTAACGTAGGTATGATGTTTACCACGTTTGCTGGTGCGTACATACTGTGTTTGTCTAAATTCTGTGCTAATATACATCTAGTATTTACATTAAGATTATAAAAAGCATTTGATAAATATCATATCGAGGGCAATCATGATCACCATTTCAGAGTCAGCAAAGTCGAAAATCAAGGATATTCTCCTTGAAGAAAACAATCCCAAAGTATCTTTACGTACATTCGTCCAAGGCGGAGGTTGCAGTGGATTTAGTTACGGGTTTACGCTAGATGAAGAGATGAATGAGGACGATTTTGAGATCCCCTTAGACGAATTCAGAGTACTTGTAGATAGCATGAGTATGCAATATCTTACAGGTGCCGAGATAGATTATAAAGAAGAATTAATGGGTAGTACATTCAGCATAAAGAATCCTAACGCACAAACAACTTGTGGTTGCGGTTCTAGCTTTGGAGTTTAATAAATGGCACAAAATATAATTGATATTGGTATACAAGGTAACGACGGTACCGGCGATAGTATCCGCGAATCGTTTAATAAAGTTAATGCAAACTTTAATGAACTGTATGCCGTATTTGGCGTAGGCGGATTTATTAAATTTGGCAACTTGGCTGATGCGCCAGGCACTACTGGATTTACCACTACCACTGCGAGTGCTAACGGTACGCAAGTAACATTGTACTTTACAAACCCAAATCCCGGTCTAGGTTTACCTTATAATACTGATGAAAATATTATTGTTACTGGATGTGTACCTGCTGGCTACAACGGTAATCACATTGTTACATCAGCAACTACTAATAGCGTTACATTCAATAGTAGTGTTACTGGCACGTTAACAACTAACGGTAAAATTTCTGGAACAAGTTACAGCAAAAACCAAATCATTATGGGTAGTACTACTGGTAGTAGTTTAACTGCTCGTACACTTACAGCTGGTATTGGTATTAATATTGATACAACTAGCAACCAAGAAGTTGTTATTGCTAGTACTGCTATCGGTCTGATCAACGATGCGGCACCAAGTATGGGTGCTCCAATCAATGCTAACTTGTTTACTATTGGTAGATTAGGAAGCCCAAGTGCAGATCTAGTCGCGGCATTCAATGCTGTCTATGCTAGCCAAGGTGTTAGTACAACATTAGGACAACTAGCGGTTACTGTTGATTATGCAGACACTAATTATTTAAAGGCAACTAACGGACAAGTAGCTGGAGCATTGCGTGTACGTGCCATGCCAACTACTGCACAAACCAACGACCCAGATTATAATGCTAGCTTAACTGGTAACTATGTTGCTACAGAAGCTATACAACGTCAACACGCTGTATTACGTGACGGTGATTCAATGACTGGTGCATTGACCCTAAGCGATCATCCAGGTAGCATGAGCGGGTTTGGTGTCCGAAATGGCGCAGATGATCTGCAAGCCGCTAGCAAATTTTATGTAGACAACAATACATATTACAGTACTGTAAACTTATATGTTAGTACTGTTGGTGATGATACACAGAAAAATACTCCACCGGGCCGCGAGGGCCGTGCATGGCATTATGCTTACCGTACATTGGGTGCGGCATTGTTACAAGCACAAAACGTAATCAGCACAGCGTTTACAGAGCCTGGACCTTACAGACAAACAATGGCATACACCATTGGCCCTAACCAATATAAGAGCCAAATTTTAAGTGTATCATTTACAGGCGGCAACAATAGCGTACAAGGTTATCAAGATGCAAGCGTATTGTTAGAAAACAATAAATCGTTTATTCAAAACGAAACTATTGCATATCTAAACCAAAAATATGTAAACACGTTCACTTTTGATAAGACTCGTTATTCAGGTATCATACAAAATATTGTTAATGCTGTTGGATACGACTTAGCATTAGGCACAAACTTTAATAGTACTACACAAGGTAGTATCTTGTTTAATGCGTATAACAGTGATGTTAGCTCAAGTGTACAACAAATTACCGCGGCTATTAATTATGCTAGAGATCAGATTTTATCTTACGCTTATAGCACAACCAACTTACAAAATTATATTAGCAATGTTATTGATGCAGTTTGCTACGATTTAGAGTTTGGTAGTAACTTCCAAAGTATTCAAGTTGCCCTAGCATTTCAATATGCTTACACTGGTGTAGAAGCCACTCCGGTCTTGATCAATCAAGCGGCAACTGCTACCACAGGAACTGCCAAAGCCACTGTAGGTTCTATCACTGGTAACACCATGACTATCGCCGGTACTATTACTGGCGTATGGGCAGTGGGTATGACTGTAACTGGATTTGGAGTTCCAGCCAATACAGTTATCACTGCATTGGGATCAGGTACTGGCGGTGTAGGAACATACGTAGTTACTAATTTAACTAATGCGTCTGTAACAACTGTTAGTTTAACCGGTACTGCCAATACTATTACTGTGGCCAGCACTACGAGTATGTCTGTTGGAGGTCAAATTACTTTCACTGGAACAAGTTTTGGCAACATTGTTGCTGGTAATACGTACTACATCCTTAGCATTGTCGACTCAACACATATTACAATTAGCAGTCAATTGAATGGAACTGTATTTGGTTTAACAACTGCGACTGGTACCATGGAGGCTAACACAACAGCTCCTAGTGAGATTGCCGGTGTACTATCCAACTTAGCTACAAACATTAATGCACTAAGTCCAATATCATCTAGTGTAACATTACAAGCAAGTATCACTAGTATCTTAACTAATATTAGTAATATTATTGTTACCGGTGTTATTCCTAACCCTACATTCCCGCCAGTTACTGTAAGCTCAGGATTTACATACGATCAAGCCAAGTGTTCACGTGACGTTGGACTAATTGTTAACGCTGTACTAGATGACTTAATCTTTGGAACTAACTATCGCTCGATAACTGCGGCATTTGCCTATCTAAGAAGTTATAGCAATGTCGTAACTACTAGCCAAAAGGCGCAAACTATTGCGGGTATTAACTACGCAAGAGATCAAGTATTATTGTTAGTTGCTGGAAATTCAGGAGCTGTCACTGCCATTACTAATAGTATGGCTACTATTACTACCATCATCAATAATGTTAGTACAGTTGGCGCACCGGCCTTAACATTCAGTAACCCAACCGCAACTTCAAACGGAACACTTAGTGGTATCACTAACGGCGCCGCAGAGTTGCAGGCCAACCGTCAATTTATTATCAATGAAATCATTGCCTATATCAATGCTAACTTGAACCCTGGCTCTATTTCAATGTATGACGAAACAAGTTGCCGCAGAGATACAGGGTATGTTATTGATGCAATAACTTTTGACTTGTTGTATGGCGGTAATAGTGCTACTGTCATAGCCGCAAATGCATACTACACTGGATCTAATGTAAGTACCATTGCTACTGAATATACATCTGTAGCCAGTGCGTTCACTCGTTTACAAAATATTATTGGATATATCATTACTGGCAATACTGCTTGGACAAAGAGTGTCAGTGTAGTAGGAACACAAACTACAACAGCAGGTGCTGGCTCAGCTAATGCCGCTACTACTGCTAGCACATTAATAGGTTATATTATATCAGTTATCAACGGCGGTATTGTAGCAGGACCAGCTGTTGTTAATCCAACTTATGCAAACGGTATAAACTATACTACATATTCTGCTACTCGCACTACAGTAGTAAACGGCTTGGCAACTGTACAAGCTAATACTATTTTATACTTAAATTTAACTTACAGTTCATCTCAAGGACAAATTAGTGCAGTAACATTGTTGTTAAACAACATTAGTTTCATACAGGCAGAAATTGTTGCGTACTTGTTGGCCAATTATCCAACGTTGACATACAGCAAAACTACATGTCAGCGTGACGTAAAATATATTGTGTGGGCACTCTGCTACGATATTACATACGGTGGTAATAGTGAAAGTGTGTATGCTGGTTTACAATATTGGATCAATAGTGTTTTACAAATTCAAAGCTACGAGCAAACAGCTACAGCAAGTGCAATTGGTTACATCAATACATTGGCACAGGCCATTATTATTAATCAGCCACCTGCTACTTTATATCAAATTGGTGTTATTCAATATGCCAACAACACTTATAGTAATGGTAGTGTTGCAAGTAATTCTATTAGTCTCAACATTTCAACTATACAAAGCATTGTAAGTAGTACCAGTAGACCAAGTCCAACAGTCACTAATCCGTCACTAAGTGCTGTAAGTTCAAGTTTAACAAGTGCGGCAACTGCTATGACAGCGGCCAAGGCTGCATTAAAATCTGCGGCAGTAACCTACACAAATACCAACTATCCAACTATTAACAACGGTGTTGAACAATCTACCATTAATTCATTGTTCGGAACCATCACTAGTCTGATCACCAATGGTATTAATAGCAGAACTACCCCAACATATACAAACCCTAGCGGTCTAAGTAGCAGTGCTAACCATGCATCTGCCGCTATTCTTGCTAACATACCATTTATAACTAGCGAAGTTAATGCATGGATTAATGCAAACTACGCTGGCACAACTTATGATACTGTCAGTAGTAAACGAGACTTAACGTAT